CAGGGAGATGCTGGTAACCTGGTAACAGGCTACTTACCTACTCCATCCGGAGAGGTATTGGGTCCGATTTTTGTCGGACTCTACACGATCAAGCCGAGCTTGGTCAGTGAAAAGGGAATACTTGTAGGTATCCCTAAATTTCATCCCTCTGCGGGATAGAAAAGCTACTGAGAGTATTCTTTCAGAAGCGTGGACCAAGTGCAATATAGTCTTGGTCATAGGGTTTCCCATCATGAAACCCTCGCGAATGAACCCTGTCCATGCAACGGGTTCAATTCTTTCCCCGCCATCTTCTAATAAGATGCGGGTAGTAGTCTCAACGACAGGTTGAGGCTCAACGATTGTTTTAAGAACTAATCGTTTGTACGCGCGGGGAAACCCGACGTAGTCCATGAGCGCACGTAAGTGCGACCATCCGACGAACTTACAAATAAAGTCCGTTGATTCCGTCCAGTCTTTGAAGACATGACGAATTTCTCGGTTCAACTTCCCAGTTGCCGAATCATAGATGAAGCCTGATTCATCTGATAGTGCAGACACCCTTTTCTGATGTCTCCATTCATGGCCACTCTCGAGTAGGCCAGCCTTGTGTTCTGGTAGAACAGCAAGAAGACCCTGCGTTATTTTACTCGCAGGAGTCAGAAACCAAGCTAGCGTGCTATGCGACTTGGTCAAATTCCGTTCCTTCCCAGGTTCGGATATATGGACGATCTTTGCGTCCATTACTCCGGGTTCGTAAGGAACGCCGGATATGAGGAAATCGTATCGATCTGCCTCGTCCCACTGGCCTTTGTTTATCCAGTGGTTTAGGATGAGCTGATAGCTTATCCAGAATAACGGACGACTGTAGTCCGTATCAGTATCAGTTTCCCTGATTACTTCTATGAACTCGAGAATCGAGTTCGTATCAAGATCCCTTACGGGGATCTTCCAGTTCTGCAGTCTAGCAGTCCTTAGTAGAAGTCGTGCATCTTCTACTTTACCTCCGTCTTTGACGAAGGTATCCACTGAAGCGGTACCCTTCAGTGGTAGTTCCACACGAGACATTGTCTCGAGGAATATCTCAGCATCCTTTTGGTTCTGAGCAAAATCTATCCTCTCGGAGGATAGAACATCACGCGGTAAACCCGCGTCTGCTAGTCGTTTTTGAACGGCTAGGTACTGAAGGTGTGAAACTTCAGGATCAACGGAGACGACGTCTCGGTTGATAGTGTTCCGAAAGTTAATCCTTCGGCACTCGGCTATCGACTCTGGAAGATAGCCCATCCCTCTCGTCTGAGAAAGGATACTCGCCCGGTATATCCATGCCGGGGAGAGTGTGTAGTCTGCACCTGATGCAGAATACTCAGACTCCGTCCACGCTTTAAGACGACGGAGTTCAGTACCAAAGAAAGCCCCAAAGGCCTTGGTATAAGACTGAAAGGACATCCATTCCAGTCTGTCATCCCTCCGCTCTTTGTGGAAGGATTGCTTCACCAAGTTTGAAAAATTCTTGGCGTCTTGGTAGAACCCACCCTCGGGTTCTACTACTTGACTCAGAGCATTCTGAATCACTCCCGTACCATAATCTTTGTATAGTTCGGCAAATGCCCAAGCAGTGTGCTTGGCCATACTTCCATAGCCCTCTATTTCGGGGGCCAAGGCTAACAGCTTTTTGACTATAAGGCTGTTGATCGTATGCAGAGATTGCATAAGATTATGCTTAGTTTTGGACAACCCAAACTTAGCTAACTGCTGTCGAATCAATTTCTTCAGCGAGTATTGTTTCTCGTATTTACGGAACCAATATAAACACTCCATGGCATCCATGAGGTGATTTTCCGTGACGTGGTGCCAACCAGTCACTTTAACCTTATCCCGGACGTGGCCCGGGTAGGAATTATCAAATATGCCAGAAGCAGTTTGACAGAACATGACCTCGTTCGCGTCGAGGTTCCATGTGGTATTCTCAGGTTGCTTAAGACCTGAGAGTGTATGGTTTAACGATCGCACGTAAACCAAGAAGCATAAGGGTTGTAAAGTCCCATATGTCAATGCAACGTCCCCACAGGGACAGTTTTGCTTAAGTCGCTCTTGGACACGAGAGCGATCTGAT